GTCTAAGAACGGTTCCAACCATTGCACTTGAATCGGTACTACGTCGGCATGGATCAGGAGGAAGTGAGTGATGCCCTCTTCCTTTTTCAACCCTAGTGCCGTGCACCAGAGGTAGTTGAACTGCTGAGTTATCAAAGAGCCTAGCGTAACGCCGTGCTTCTGCGGGATGCCCGTCATCACGGCGTTCAGGAGCGCGTTATGCGTTCCCATTTCCAACCTACCGTCGTAGGTCGGACAAGCGATAAATAGCTTCATCCGCGCCGCCTAGCTGTAAGAACCCCAGCCTTCCGTTTCGAGCAACGACTTAACCGCTAACTCGATTTCAGTGCTCACCGTGCCTACCGCCTCACGGTTCCGATACCAATGCCCGACTACGAGTAATACTGCCTGCTTCACCGTCCACGGCACCCAGCCGCACATATGCCGGCCCGTCCCCGTGTCCGTGATGTCAACCGCCGACCCGCCTACCGTAGTCGCCACGCTGAACGTCTGCGAGGATGCCGAGATAACGTAGTAGTCCGTACCTTCGGATAACCCTGCCGGCAGATCGTCGCCCGTCGTATAGAACCGAACCCGGTCCCCGTTCTGAAACGCCCGCCCCGTTGACGTAATCACGTCCGTCGTGGCCGCCGTCACCGGAGCGAGATACCCGCACGTCATTTGAATCCGAATCGGATAGCTCCGGTCCGATTGGAACGACGGGAAACTTTGGTTCGTCGCCCGCTCTATCGTCCCCGGCATCCGCCACGGCTTACGCACCGTGTAGAGCGAACTCGATAACGTCTGCTCCGTCCCGGCCGTGTCGTAGTAGTACACCGTCACCGCTTGCAGCGGCGGGCGTGGCAGCCGTAATGCCCCTTCCCAGAAGCATTCCACCGGCACGTCATAGGTCGCCGTCATGATTTGCCGAGTGCCCCAAATCTCTTGCTCGACAAATCGCGTGGCTGTCTCGATTAAGTTGTCAATGAGCGTGTCGTCTTCCGTGATGTCCACGTCCACGCGGCAATGGAGCTTGGCTTCATTCCGCGTCACCGGCTTGCCGGCAGCCCCGTACACCAAATCCAACGGGCCGAATATCGAGGTGAGGAATCTCGGCTGACTCGGTGCCGCATATGGTTCGTGTAGAATCATGCAATTCTCGTGGGCACACGCTTACGTATGAACCGCCGCGGCTTCCGTTCCGTCACCTCTCCAACCCATTCGGCTATGCGGCGACCAACCAGGGCATCCGCCACACCGTAGTCAACGGTGTCCGTTTCTTGGCCCTTCTGCCACATCCGCCATTCGGTTAAGAATCGAATCCGCCGTTTCATTCAAATAAACTCCCGGCCCGTTTGCACCCGCTCCGCTTGTCTCTCAAACCGCGGGCCCATTAACCACGGCAAAATCTTTCCTTCTTCAATCTCTGGGAACGACTCGTGCTCCACGCAAAGAATCAATCTGTCGGTCATGGCATCAAATGTTGCATGAGCCACAGTCGCATCCACTGGAATATCGTTACTTACCACTCTCACCACGTCGCCAGGAGCCGTACTGAGGAAGCGGTATAAATCCCAACTAATTGCGAGCAGCTTTCGTTTCACCGTTCCACCTCCGCCGGTATGCCAATCTGGTCATAATCCCCCGGCGTCTGATACACCCGCGTCAAGTCCTTGCCCGGCCACGCAATCACGTCTTCTAAGTGGCCCACGACTACCTTCGGTGCCAAGTAGGCTGTCAGCCCCGCCGCCTTGAATCTCTTCCAGAAGTCGATATCCGCGTCCGTCTGCCCCGTACTCCATGAACCGTCAGGCCCCGGTTCTGAATTCATCCACGGCCGCGGAAACTTCCTTAGCGACTCAGCCCGAAACAGCGTCAACCCAAAGTGCCCCGTGTTCGCTTTCAACAGGTTCCGGTTCAGTAACCAGTCCGACGGTATCGCCTGAGCTATGTGGCCGTTGCTGTTGGCAATCGAGAACAACGATTGCTCGCAACCACGCTTGGCCTGCAGCGGGAACACCGCATCGACTTCCGGCACGGCCTGAGCCAATCGGTACAGTTCGAGCACGTCGGCCGAACTGAACACCGTGTCAAAGTCCATCGTCAGAACGTATTCGCAGGTCGGATCGGCAATCGCCTCTTCCATGAGGCAACAAATCTTCTGATGCCAGTAGCACGACTGCCCCGCCGTCGCCTGGAAACCTAATTCATGCGTCGCCTTCTGGATGCACCTTGGGTGCATCAGTGGCCCGTATCGCGGCGTGGACACAACAGCCCGCACGCCTGACAGTTTCTTTTCCGGCCCACTGGGCTTGAACCCTTGCAGGTTCAGGCTAATCTCTAACCCATCACAGCCGCCGTATTCGCCCTTCCACTCGCCGACACGCTCTAGGCCGCATACGATCATGGCCTCTGTCAGTTCTTCCCGGTCGAATAAGGCCCCGTGCTTGTCGTTCTCATCGTCGTGCCCGCCCATCACGTAGCCTTGCACATTGATGGGTGCGCCCGCGAGGTACGCCTTTGCAACCCGCTCGAAGTCTGGGACGGCGATCCGTATGCGTCCGCCCGGCTTGAGCTTGTCCACCCAATGCAGCAACACTTCCGTTACTTGCCGGTGGCTAAAATGTTCGAGCACATGGCTCGCGAGGATTTCGTCAACCGAGTTATCGTCATAGGGAAGCGGATAGGCTTCCGTGCCGTAGTCCCGGTCGATGGGAGTGAAGCCGGGAAGTTCTCTCTTCCCGGCCCCGATGTTTAGACGTAACGGTTCCGCAGCCGTCATGGTTTCCTTTCCGCTTAGGCAACCGTTTGAGTAGTCGCACCACGCTCCGTCGCACTGTCCGGCCCGATCGCGCTGCGAGATAGAACCGCATAACCCACGCCGATACGGGCGGCAGAGCCGGCCGTATAGGTAAGTTTCAAATTCTTCTTTCGCTTGCGGAGATCGAGGAACCAGATGTACGAATTCTGGCTCGAAGTGCTCGGCGTATGCGTAGTAACGTTTAGATCGGCGTGAGTGGCAAACGAAGTGCCGTCGCCTTCCGTCAGCGTCACCGTCGAATCCGTGTTGGTTGCGTCAGCCGCCGTGTCCAGGTGCAGCACAACCATTGCGTAGTTGTAGCCGGCAACGCTGATCGTGCCGGTCGCTGTGCCGTTGGTCGCCACGGATTGCGGCTTGAAGATCGAAGTCCATTTTGAACTGTGCAGTGCAGAAATCATTTTCTTCTATGTTCCTTTCATTAGGAGCCAAGCGTCTGGAGTCCGACAATCGGCCCCGGCGATGAAGACGACCCAACGTCATGCACGTTGATGTCGAACCGCTCAATACCACGAATAGCTATCTGATCGCGTTCAAAAACGCTTTCCGAATTCACGTAAGCGTGTTCCGAAAACGCGATGGAGTCTTGCTGCCGATCACCGAACGCAGCACCCAAAGAGAAGTCGCCCAGAAGGGCACACACCTGAGTGTTGGCCTGAGTTACCGGCATCTGCATGGAGATCGTCACCGGAAGCCCCAGGAACATCGGTTGCGGCCCGGAGCCTGCTTTGATCTCACCCCACGTCACACCGCCGCTCGCCGCGGCAAGGCGTTCCATAACCGTGTGATAAAACGTGTTGGATGCAACCCAGGTCACATTCGGCGTGCGTGCAAACATCGGCAGCTTGCCAAGAACACTGTGAAAGTTGTTCAGTGTCAGTTCGCTGTACTCGTTGCCCGCACCTGTCACCAAACCGCTTGAGTCGGTTCCGGCCCCGTCAACGTCTTGCAGCTTCGTACAGACGCCGGTAATGCCGCCGTAGGTGGAAGTGCCATCGCCGTTGAAAGCACAGTCATCTTCCGTTTTGGTGAACGCATACGCGATCTCGCGTGCTAAATCGTCGCCAAGACCAATGACAGAATCCATTGAAAGTTCACTAGACCATCGTGTGATGGCACCCAGCTTGCGAGCAGTCAGCCGCACATTGTCCCAAGTCTTGTTTGACTCGGTAACAGCCGACCCTTCACCGACAAAGTATGTCGTCAATCCGCCTGAGCGTCGCGGGATGACGATAGTGTCGCTTGCCATCGGCACATGACGGAACAGCCGGCGTGCAACGCCGTATTGCTCACGCAGGTCGATCAAGTCCGAAGAGAACTCTTCAGGGACCAGGTTGCCGGCCCCGGTGGAGTTGTTGGAAAGGTGCGCCGTAGCATACTTGTAGGTCGAGTTGAAGAAGTCTACAGCCGCCTGGAAGTTGAAACGGTTCGGCATCTGCAACGAAACTTGAGCCAGTGCCCACATGCCGAACCGATACGCCCGCTCTTCGGCTTCGTAACCGTTGCGAGTGCCCTGGAAGTACCGGACTTTTGAGCGATGAACCGTCGCCGGAATCGTCATGCGCCGGCCTTCACTAACCTGCACCGCCGGCACGTTCGGCTGGGTGATGCGATTAGTGCCCGCCGGAGGAGCGACGATCCGTGCCTTGCGGTCTTCAATCGCCTTCCGCTTGGCTTCCTGTTCGGCTTCCTTCGCCTGAGACTCTTCCATCTCTAGGGCGAGGTTGTCCAGCTCTTGCTTGCGTGCCAGCCGATCTTTCTCCGCCTTGACGCTCGCGGACACACGGGCACGTGACGCTACCAGATCGTCATGCTGGGTGAGTTGTTCGGCCGTGAGGTCGTCATTGGCCAAGATCGCGTCGATCTGGGCATCCAACGCCTCTAGGTCTTTGAGAAGATTTGCGAGTTTGTCCACCTTGTTCTCCGTTCCTTGGAGCCGGTGGACTAAAACGAAAACGCCGATGCGTTTCAATTGCCACCGGCAAACCGTAATGGATTGCCAGTAACAGTCGAAACGCAACGGCGTCTTGACGTGTCACATTCTGCCTTGCGTGTGTTCTCAGCTACGGCCGATAAGCACGCATCGCAGGGTATGGTTTAAGTTGTCAACGGGTTATTCGCCCGCTACATGTAATTATTCACATATGTTCAGTTGTTGTCAACTGAAATTTTTGAGCGGCAGGAAACCTTCGGCACACTGGCACTAGCTGCCGTCTCCCATGTGGCGTAGGGTGGACTATGCTCGCCGCAGTAGTGAATTGCCCAGCCCGGTACGTATTCTTGCCAACTAGGCTTAGTGCCATCCGGCTTTCTTAGGTGAGTGACACGAATAGGTTCAGCGATAGACACGACAGCATCGCGGCCACACACACTACATCGGTTCTTTGTCGTCTTCGGCTTCGCTTCCGCCAGCTTTACGCCGACACCCACAGCCGCCAACGCACCGGACAACACACCGAGAAATCCGCGACGGTTCATGAAAACAACTCCTCTAGGTATTCGTTG